TAAAACATCAAGAGGAAAAGCAATGGACGAACTGAGGGCCTTTCTGAACAGCCTTACGCTGGCAGAGCAACGCGAGTTCGCAAAAAAGTGTGGCACTACGCTGAATTCGCTGCGCGTGGCACTCGCAAAAAACTCGGCTCTGGGCACAGAACTTTCCGTGGCGATCGAGCTGCATAGCAACGGTGAGGTAACTCGTAAGCAGCTCCATCCCGAACGCTGGAAATACATGTGGCCAGAACTGGAAGACTGTCCGAAGCGAGACAGCTAACCGAAAGCTTAGTGCGTAACTAACGTTACACAATTAAGCCGAATTGATGAACTACCAAAGGAAAAACAAGATGGTAGAGCAAAGTTTAAAAGATGTTGTTAAGTCGATGTGCAAAGCCTATCCGGGCGGGCGTGAAGCGATGGCTGGAGCCTTAGGTATGAAGCTATCCCAGTTAAACAACAACCTGTACGAGAAGAACGGTTGCCGCTTCTTTGAAGTGAACGAACTGGAAGCAATGGAGGACATTTCGAACACGTCATTTTTAGCTGATTACTTCGCACAACGCCGCGGCGCGCTGCTGGTGGATGTTCCTCAGCTTGATGATCTGGACCGGGTGGATCTATTCACTCGAGCTATGCGCACGGCAGCAGCCCGCGGTCGTGTAGATCAAATTATCCAGACGGCGTTGGAAGACGGGGTAATTGAAGCACATGAGGCAGAAGAAATTCACGAGCATCACCGCCGCCACCTGGCAGCGCGTGAAGAAGAGATTCGCGCAATCGTCGCATTGTTCAGCCGTAAGAAAAGCCAAAAGAAATGACGCCCGCGAGTGTGCAGCTCCGGGCGTCGTGGCGTGTCGTAATCAGTGGAGAACTAACGCATGAACAGTTTAAACCGATACAGACCAGCTAAGCAATTCCGTTGCCCGCCGCTGGTAGGGCGAACTGCCCCGTTCGGCTATGAGGAAAGAATACAAACAGCCGACGGTACCCACAACTACCAGTCAACGAGTGATGTGGTAGGGACATTTGCAGCAATGAATGACCAAGGGCGTAAAGCATGGAACCTCTTGATCGGCGTTACCGAGACAACCGAGGAGTCGAAGTCAATGTCATCGGATACGACCGCGAACGGCGGCAAGTTATCTTCCTGCGAAAAGGCTACGAGCATGAATGCATGCAGCCCCTTGATCGGTTCCGGGAGAAATTTAAAAGGGTTGATGGATGAGCACTAAATTAAGCAGCTACGTCTGGGACGGCTGCGCGGCTTCCGGCATGAAATTATCCAGCGTGGCGATCATGGCGCGCCTGGCTGATTTCAGCAGCGATGAGGGAGTATGCTGGCCTTCCATCGAAACTATTGCACGGCAGCTCGGCGCCGGGCCAAGCACTGTGCGCACGGCGATCGCCAAACTTGAGAAAGACGGCTGGCTTAAGCGCACTCAGCGCCGCCAGGGCAACCGTAACGCATCCAATATCTACCAGCTGAATGTGGCAAAGCTCCGTACGGCGGCATTGTCTCACCTGCCAGATTCTGACACGTCAAATTCTGACGCATCGAAATCTGACCCGTCAAAATTTGAGGCATCAAAATCCGGCCAAATCGGCGGTTTTGACCCGTCAGAATCTGGTGGGGATCCGTCAGTAAAATCAACTACTGATCCATCAGATATAAATCCTTCTTGTCCGGACGCTTCGCAACCGGACGAACAGGACTCTGCTGATGAATTTCTGTCACGACATCCTGACGCGGTGGTGTACAGCGCTGCAAAGCGGCAGTGGGGCAGCCAGGACGATTTAACCTGCGCCCAGTTCATTTGGGGAAAAATTATCAGCATGTACGAACTGGCTGCTGAAAGTGATGGTGAGGTAGTTCGCCCTAAAGAACCAAACTGGACCGCATGGGCGAATGAGGTTCGCCTGATGGTGATGCAGGACGGGAGAACCCATAAGCAAATTTGCTCACTGTTCAAGCGCGCCAACAAAGATTCGTTCTGGTGTAAAAACGTACTCAGCCCGTCGAAACTTCGGGAAAAATGGGATGAGCTGTCGTTAAAACTATCTGCTCCACT